ATTCTTTAGTCGCGTCAAATATCTCATCCTTTAATGATGCTACAATAGTTGTAGTAGACGAACCCTCGCTGTAGCCTGCTAACTTCTTAGCAAACACAACATCTCCTGCAGCCTCTTCAAATAGTACGTCTAAAAACTTTTGTTGATTTTCTGTAAGAGTACGTGCCATTACTTAATCTTCCTGTAAGGTTTTACTTTTTTAGCAACTTTTTTTGGTTGAGCCACATGCTGCTTACCCGAAGCAGTGCCTTTCCGCTTGGATCGTGTTGTAGCGGCATACTCAGAAGAACTAAGAGAATTAATAGCTTTCTTGGGGAGATAGCGTTCACCTGTAGCTTTAGGACCTTGAGTAGATGGTTTACCACTTTTAGTACCCCACTTCTGTTTGCCCCAAGCTGCTAAGCTCTTCTGAGATTTTTTTAGTGTCATTAGCTATTGTAGCCTGTAGGACTAGCTTTTTTAATACCCGTATTCAGAGTGCCAGTACTTTTAACCATGCCACCCACATTGTACGTCATTACTTTGCCGCCCATTGCGTAGCCCTTCTTCTTCATGGCTCCACCTTTAGCCATAGTCTTCTTCTTCATGTTACCACCTTTAGCCATTGAAGGCTTCTTGGGGTCCATAGGCATTTTTGGCTCTTGCATTCCCATAGGCGTTGGATTAGCAGTACCGTAAGAGGCAACACCACCCATAGCGTAACCTTTTTTCTTCATAGCCCCGCCTTTAGCCATACCCTTTTTCTTGACCTTGCCACCGTTTTTCATCTTGCCTTTGCCATCCATAGCGTAGGCAGGAACCATTGCACCTGTCTTAGGATCTTTCTTCATAGGTAGTTTACCACCTGCTGCATAACCTTTTTTCTTCATGGCTCCACCTTTAGCCATAGTCTTCTTCTTCATCATGGCTCCGCCTTTAGCCATAGTTTTTTTCTTCTTCTTCATTACTCTGTCTCCCGATAAAGATTGTTAAATACTCTTTGTGTGTCCCATACGTAGTCTACGTTTTCCTTTGAATTAAACGTGTGTTGATTCGGCCTGAAGTCAGGAGCACCTTCACCTGTCTCAAACCAAGCAGGGTGAGTAACCCTTACCCTGTTATTAGGTAACGCAACCATGTTACCTGTGTATGGTCCTGCATCTAACAACTCCAACACATGAGATTGTTTATGCTGTGCAGGATCATCTGCTACTTCACTGTCAGTATAGTCTACAGTAAAATAATACTTAGCAGGGTAAAACTCCCCGTCTACTTTAGCCATCCACGGCGCTGGGCTTGCTCTCTCCAGTTTATATACTGAGTGCCAGTGAGACATGCAGTCCCAAGGCTGAGCAAGATAAGGTGGTAACTCTTCAGGCCACTCTTCGTAGCGTGTGTCAGCTACAAATGCAGTAAGTGGCATTCTAGCCCACATAGCACCCCCGTGTATATTAGGGTCATCTGTATCGTCAGACTCGCATCCAGTAAAGATTACTTGGAAGCTTAGTGTACGGTTAGGCATTGTAGTAACGCCAATAACCATACAGTGTAAGAACTCCCCGTGATACTCTTCCATGTTCTTGGTGTATTCACGGCGTACCCACGCTTTGAAGTGGGGTATGTTACTAGTTAAATATGGCATTACGTATTACAGCTACACCCTTCACACGTTTCACACATCTTTTTGTTTAGCAAAACTCTCCAAGCCTTAGCTATACGCTTAAGGACCTTCTTAATGTTACTAAATAACTGTTTAAGCTTCTTCATTTTTTAGCCTTTTTGCTTTTGCCTGTCATGCCCTTTAAGACTTTAGCTTGACCTGCGTGTAGTTTAGAGGCTTTCTTCAAACCTTTAATGACCTTCGTAACTTTCTTTTTATTCTGATTAGTTAGTGACATTTACGTGTATCCTCCACCTTTAGCTTTGTATTGCTTAGCGACCATCTGGGCTTTCCTAGCGCTCCACTGTCCAGGACTTCCACCTTTGCCGCCAGCCTTAACGGATGCCACAAGAGACTTACGCATAGTAGGCTTAGTGTAATTACCAGCCGCATTTACCGTTGACTTTTTCTTGGTTGTAGAACCTGTCTTTGATTTCGCCACGACTTATCCCTATATCTTTTAACATAATGTCTGACATGTTATGTAACTGCCAGTATTCTACTCTACGCATTTGGTTGTGCTGTAGTCTACTTATTAATCTTTTAAACATGGTATATCTCCTTTGTTACCAGAGATAGTTATACCATAATTTAGTATATACTTATATAGATATTAATGCAACCCCGTCATGCACTTATTACACAACGGGGCTACTTTGTTTTACGATAAAATTACACGTACTAATGTACTACTACCACTACCCCGTCTATAGTTTAGTATAGTAGCATTGCCTATAGCTTTAGGTACTACAAGAGTATGTACACCAGCAGGAAGCATAATGTCATTATCTGTAACGTCAGCCTCCGCTGCTGCAAACCCAATGTCTAAATCATGACTTGTTTCAATAAGCACCATCTTAGCGTTAGTGCAAACTACGTGTGTAGTAGCAGTGTTACCTAGAGTAACTGCAGTCTCTACAGACCACCCTAAGTTTTCTCCTACTAATGCAGCTTGGTCAACCATTAGTTATCCCCCTTAATGTACTGAGTATTCTAACTCAACAGTGAAACGACCTGCAGTACCATCGGCGTTCATAGTAGTAGTAGCGAATACATACAAATGCTTGCTTGCAATAGCTGCCTGCACTAGAGGATCAAAAACGTGATACCCTGCTGCATCCAGATCTAAATCAATTTCAGTTACTGAGTCAGTAGCAGAGATGCGTGGGTTGAATGATGCAACACCTGCACCTACAATTTCTGTCCCTGAAGATACAGCGGAATTAGTAGCTGTACCTGAAGTAGCACTAAGCATAAGACCACCAACAAGTGTTGGTCCTGCAACAGTAGTAATAAATACTACAGCACGATGGATAAAGAACTTAGTTGGGGTTACGATACCTGATGGAGTAGATGTATCTAATGTACCTAGCTCTACCAAAACGTCCCCATCTGCATAAGCTGTGGCTGCGTCTGTAGCTGCTAGTGAACCTACAAATGTTTGGATCTTACGTGTACCAAAAGAATGCAGTAAGCCAGTACCTGTCATGCTGTCAGAGAAAGTACCTGTACCAGTTACGTCAATGCCATTACCAAATGTAATGTCTGATTCATACTCTTCGATACCTTGTGTGAGTGTAGTTGTTGCCATGATATTTAATCCTTATGTTTTTACCATTTAACTTTATCAGCCCAGTAAGCTGCGCTGAGTTTTCCTTTTTTGATATTCTTAGCGTGTCTTGCTTTAAAGGATGCACGCTTTTTCTTCATGCGGTCAGATTCACCTTTTTTAGGTGGCCCTGCCGTTTCTGCTCCCTGCTCACCGAACCTGATGAGCTTAATGACTTTACCTTCCTTGGCAAGGACAACGTGGGATTTCGTAGGATGTTTAGGTGTTCTTTTAGGTTTGTTGTAACCTTCAAATTTTTCACCTCTATATTCTATAGCCATAATATTATTATAAGTACTAGCCAAATATCCATGAGTACTATCCTTACATTAATTCAAAATGGGGACCATCAATAAATGGTCTACGTCCTTGGCTACGACGAAGATCAATGTACTTCATCATAGCATCTTCAGCAGTGCCAGGATATGTACGTATGTCTCCTTCTGACCAAGCAGCACCCCACTTGACGGCAATGTCGAGTTCTTGTGCAGCAGTCTTCATTGCATCACAAAGATCATCATAGACATTCAGTTCCCAACAAGCTGCGCCATCGACGTAAGCCATTAGATCAACTGCCCGACCAACAAGGTGATTAGATTTCATAGTCTGAGACTTACCAGCAGCAACAAGTTTCTTTTGCTCCTCCTCCGTCCTCATTCCATAAATAACACCAAAATCTATTTTAGTTAATTCAATAGCTCTTTTAGTAACTGCTACTAGGGAAGGCTCTACTCCATTCAACTTTGCATTGCTACGGACGCTTAAACTAAAACTCATTGCTATCTTCCTCTACTACTGACCTTATGTCTACATTGCCTGAGATAGATATTCTTTCTCCGTCATTCTCATAAAACGGAAAGACTTGATGGAGCATCTGCGAGGGGAACATAACCATGTAGCCTTCAGCTTGTTTCTCCATGTTGTACGCAAAGGTAGATACCCTTCCCATCGTATTAGTGTAGCTAAATGCAAAGTTGCTGATGTGATTATCTGCATTTGACTCAGCACATATAGGTAGCTTACGTTGCTCTGCGTAGGACGTAGGTATCTGCATCCATATTACAAAGCTAAAGACGCCACTGTGATCGTGGGGCGGATTGAACTCGTGCTTCTTCTGGAAGTTTACCCAGAGGCTTTCTAAGTTCCAACCTTCACCCTCTTTCATGGTAGCTCTCCAAGGAGCGCCATAAGAGTTAATGTGGCTCTCTATGAATTTAGGTAGTAACTCACCAACAAACTCCTTAAGTAGTGGTGCGTCACCGTCCAACCTGAT